GGTCTAATCTATCGAGGTTTAAGAAGCACTATCTTGACCATCGCGCACTGCTGGAGAAAGCCCTCGGAAAGACGTACCCGAAGTGGAAGGGCGATGAGGGCGCGGAATTCCTGAACGACCTTCACGAGATGGTCAAGTCGGGAAAGCTAAAATACAATGGCCTCGGGACCTTGGCGAAGGACCAGCCGGCGGGACACGTCTTCAGGGGCGAAGGCGTCACCCTCGTTCTCAGGACGAACGGAGAGTTTTGGACCCTTCTCACGACGGGTGCCGGCAAAGACCTTGCAATTGTGATGGTAAAGTGATCGGGGTCAGCGTGGAAGTTCTCGAAAGCCTTTTCTGCCGGCTGCGGGAAACGCCGGTTCATGACGTCCACATTCCCGGTTATATCGACCGTGATCAGGGACGCCATCCCCGATTTTCGGCTTTGCCGCGTTCGGCGTACCTTGAGCTGGATGAGGGATTCCTGCACATTGAAGGACTCGGCGACAGCGGGCAGCTCACGATGGGTGTGGTGTCAGATTTTGTGATTCCTGAGGCGCTCGCCGGGGAGGACGAAGAATTCGCGGTAGCCTCAATCGGCCACCTCTTTTTCGACACGGCGGGCCCGCCATTACCTATAACCGGCATCCGGTATGCAACCACCGCCAATTCAGACCCAGTAGCAGGTATCGTGCGATGCGTGGAGGTTGAGCTGTATAACGCATGGCCCATCTTCGCTGACCCCATGTGGCACTTCGGGATTAGACTCGGAGGGGCGGGCGCCTATCACCGCTGGGTGGCGGACGCGGACTGGCGGGAACCGGAAGGCGTGGTCGAGGAGCTCCAGTGGCGCCCATGAGGTAAAGCCCGGTGAGTGTCAAATCAGGGCATGGTAAAGCTCGATAATATAGCGCGGAAAGCGGCGGGCGCCCGAACGGCGCCCGCCGCTTTCCGCGTCGGCGTCTTTGGGGGCTCACCAGTACTAAATTTCAAGATCTTTGTAACGGGTGGTGGGTTGGTCGTTGATTGTGTGTGTTGAATGTCGCGGGTTGCCACTTCTGGAGGAGGGCAGCTCGGCCGCTGGACGGTGGAGTTTCGCTGACTCGTGCGCCCTGGTGCGGAGGACAGGCCACCAGTGCGCGGTCGTCGGCCATTTGCTCGGTCCACCGGCGCTCAAGGGCCTCGTCTGACCTTCCGACGTCTATAGCAGGTGGTGTGCCATCCACGGAGTTATCCACAGGGCGGAAAGTTATCCACAGGTCGGTGGATGAGCGGTTGAACGGCTCGGGCGTGGGGGCCACGGTGGGCGTCGTACCCCCGCTCCCCGCCGCTGGAGGCCGCGATGCCGCCCCGTACCTCCGTCCGTTCCGGTCCACGCCTGCCGCTGGTCGTGACCGCCGACGCCGACCTGCTTGACGAACTGTTACGGCTCGCCGCCGCCGGCGGCACCGACGTCGACGTGGCGCCCGACCCGGCGGCGGCCCGATCCCGCTACACCGGCGCGCCGCTGGTCCTGATCGGCGTCGACCAGGCCCAGGCCTGCCTGCGGGCCCGTCTGCCGCGTCGGACGCGCGTCGTCGTGGTGGGCCATTCGCAGCGCGCCGACTCCCCGTGGGAGGTCGCCGAACTGCTCGGCGCGGAGCATGTCGCGGTGCTGCCGGCGGCCGAGCCGTGGCTGGTCGACCGGTTCACCGAGCGGGCGGCGGGCGGGCCGGAGCCGGCCAGGATCGTGACGGTCATCGGCGGGCGGGGTGGCGCTGGCGCGAGCATCCTGGCCGGTGGGCTTGCGGTCACCGCCGCCCGCGCCGGGTTGCGCACCCTGCTGGTCGACGCTGATCCGCTCGGCGGCGGCCTGGATCTGGTCCTCGGTTGGGAGCAGATGGAGGGTCTGCGGTGGGCCGCGCTGGCCGAGGCGGGCGGCAGGGTCGACCCGCCGGCGTTGGTGCGGGCGCTGCCGCAGCGCGGTGACCTGGTGCTGCTCTCCTTCGACCGGGACGACTTCCTCGTGGTGCCGGGGGAGGCGATGGCGGCCACCCTGGACGCCGCCCGTCGCGGCCGGGATCTGGTGGTGGTGGACCTGCCGCGTCAGCTCGACGACGCCGCTGTGCTGGCGTTGCAGGCCGCCGACCGCGCCCTGCTGGTGGTGCCCGCGGAGTTGCGGGCGACCGCGGCGGCCGCCCGGGTGGCGGCGCTGGCCGCCCAGCACTGCGGTGAGCTGTCCGTGATCGTGCGTGGGCCGGCGCCCGGTCGGCTCAAGGCCCGCGAGGTCGCCCGCGCGCTCAATCTTCCGCTGGGCGGCACCCTGCGTCCGGAGGCCGCGCTGTGTCAGGCGCTGGAACGCGGCGAGGCGCCCGCCGCCAGCGGACGGGGCCCGCTCGCGGCGCTGTGCCAACGGTTGGTCGGCGAGTTGGCCGGCGGGGTACGCGAGGCCGCGGCATGAGTGACCAGCTCGCCCACCGGGTGCGGCGGCGGTTCGCCGCCGAGGGTTCCGAGGCGACCCCCGCCGCGGTGGTGGCCGCGGTGCGGCGGGAGCCGGCGGCCGCCGTGCTCGGCGACACGGCCGTCCTCAATCTGGCCTCCCAGGTGCGCAACCAGTTGGTCGGGGCCGGCCCGCTGGCGCCGCTACTGGCCGACCCGGCGGTCACCGACGTGCTCGTCAACGGCACCGAGGTCTGGGTGGACCGGGGCGCTGGACTGCATCGCGTCGCCGTGTCGGTCGGTGGGGTGGACGACGTACGTCGCCTCGCGCAGCGGCTGGCGGCCAGTTGCGGGCGGCGGTTGGACGACGGCTGCCCGTACGCCGATGCCCGGTTGCCCGACGGCACCCGGCTGCACGCGGTCCTGCCGCCCGTCGGCACCGCCGGGCCGTACCTGTCCCTGCGGACGTTCCGGCAGCGGCCGTTCACGCTGGACGAGCTGGTCGGTCATGGTGGCGTGCCGGCCGACGTGGCGCCCGTTCTCGCCGGCATCGTCGCGGCCCGCCTCGCCTACCTGGTGACCGGCGGGACCGGCTGCGGCAAAGTCAACAGACGTAAGAGGCACCCTTCACAGCCACGGCAGCACTGGGCGCCCGGCACCCTGTGAAGGGCCTGCATGGCTGGGGCTGCGCCGTCACGCTAGGGGGACGTCTAGGCGGTCTACCCCGTCCAGGGTGTCCGCTTGCAGAGTGAGCGTTGTAGCCGCCGGGGGCGGGCTGGGCGTGAAGACGCGCGTCTCCAGGATGCAACCGTGCGAGTCCGACCAATAGCTGTGGGACTCCGCGTATGTTGTGAGCGTGTCATCTCTGCCGTGCCACTTCTTGTGATTAATCATTCGGTCAGCGGCGCTTGCGAGAGAGTTCAGGTAGCCGATGCGCAATGTAACAAACTGCGTCCACACCTCCAGGCTGACCAGTACGACGCGACCCCCAGGGGTGTCGATCCGTCGGCCATGCAAGGGCACCACGCGCAGGAGCTGCGGTGCATCCGCCTCGCCTTGGGGATCCCGCCGTGGCCCATCGTTGCCTCGGTTGAACCGGGATGCGGCTAGCGCCATCTGGAGGCGATCGTCGCTGCTTGGGGCAGCTTTCATCTCGATGTGGCGAACCTGCATCAGTCCTGTCTCGATCAACGTCGTGTCGAGCCGCGCCAAGAGATCATCTTTGTCTGCCGGGGTGAGAACTCCGGCCACGGTAAGTCCTGTTGCGATTCCGCGTATTTCGCTGCGGTCGATTGCTTGTGATGGTTCCGGGCTACTGGTTGCCTGGCTGATTCTTTTATCGATCAGGTTTTTAAGGTAGCTGCGCCCATCCATGTCGCATCTCCCATCTGGTCTACGATGCCGCACGAAGTGTAGCGCCCACAGTCGTCGCGCAAAAGCGACCGACCATGGGCGCACACCTACCCGCCTACGTCACCATGTTGGGGGGACGTAAACCGTGTCGCTGATGCTTCCACACTCCAGTATGTGAGCGTCAATGAGGGAGCAACCGTCCGGGAGGCCCGTCCAAATCCAGCCGTCCGGAAGGAAAAAGGCAAAGATGCCGGACACCCAGTACGACCCAGAACCGCCAGGCATGGCGTAATCTCCGGTCGAGTTACCTAGGTTGCAGTCTTGGCAAGCGAACGGCCTTCCGGGAGCAACGTTGCGACCCAAATACCACAGCGTTGAGTCAATGACGATGCCGGCCATTGCCTGACCCGGGGCCGTGGTTGTGCAGAACGCCTTAGCGGACCATGTGCTGTTGGTGCCTACAATTCTGCCATTGACGTAGGACGCGACGACCGTCCCACTGATATCATGCCAATTGCAGCCCCCCAGCGGGGGGTCTTGTCGTTTTGCCGCATCGGCGGTCGAAAAAGATGCGCGAAGGTTCATCTTCTTCGGTGGCATCTGGTAGGTGACCGTGGTGGTTTGCGGTTCAGGCGGTTCGGTGTCGGCCGGTGCCGCTTGTGCTGCGGTCCCGGTTACCGCGATCATGGCCAGCGCGGTTAGCGCTACCGTTAGGATTCGTCGCACGACAGGTCCTTTCGTTGTGGGCGTAGTGGGCTCTCGGTCGCGCATTGAGCTAGCAAATCGTGGTTAGGCGACAGGTCGGCCCCATATGCGCGATCGTGGGGCAGCACTCACGATGCCGCCCGCGCTTCCCAATGGGTCGCTATAGCTCCATCAGGTCTACTCACGACATCGGCCTCTGTCAACCGCCTGGTGGCGTTCTGCCGGTCGTCCTGCCGGTTGTTCTGCGATCTTCAACATTGATCAGAATCTGGCGAACGTCTCGCCGCCTGTGTTGAAGCTAAACCCAAAATTGGACATGCCAATAGAAGGCACTGCGGCACCCATTTGAGCCGCTGCCTATGTGGCCTTGCGCCCCCTTCACCGGGGCGGCGTGTAAACGCCCCTCCTCCCTGCTGTGGCTATCGAGCACCGTTTAAACACGTCCGGCCCACATGACAAAGTGCACCGAGGAACGAGGGAATCCCGGTCCACCCAAGGCGGGCGTAGTTGCGTCGAGACCGCAGCCGCCCATATCCCTCCGTGCGGCATGGCCGACTAATTTGCGGCTACAACGAAGGCGCGACGACGTTCACAGGATGGTCTAGCCACACGGTCTGACCCTCCCGCGTGACGGTCACCCCGAAGCGGGTCATCTCTGGTTCGCCCGCGTCACGCCACCAGTCGTAAGCCGAGACGATTTCGTCCCACAACTGCCGGGGGCCGCCCTGCCTCACAGCGTGCCGCCCCTCCGAGTCGCTAGCGGCAACAGTGACGGTTGCCCATGACTGCGTGCCCGCGTCCTCCATCCGAACGACATAGCCGTCCGGCTCATGCTGTAACCACTGGTAACAACCGGGAACCAACATGCCGATGGCGTACTGCGCGTCACCGACACTGAGCGGCCCGCTTGGGTGCACGCTCGTCACGCTGTCCACGCCATGACCGGAGATGTCCACGTCTTCGGTTGGGGCGCGCTGCGAGCGCAAGGGCATGAACGACGCGGTACCGACGAAGCGGCCGGCGCTGGTGCCGTCGTCGTTGACCATCAGGCGCAGCAGTAGGCCGTTGATCAGGGCTGTACGCCACGGTGTGACCACATAGCCGCCGGGCCGGGTCTGCTCCACCCACGGGTACGGCACGGTGAACACCGAGGCGGTGGACAGCACCCGGTCATACGGAGCGCCGGGCGGGTAGCCTTCCGCTCCATCGCCGGTGATGACATTGGGGTGCCGGCCTTCTGTGGCGAGGTTGTCTCGCGCTTGCTGCGCGAGCTTGGGATCAATCTCGACCGTGTAAACGTTGTCTTCCCCAAGCCGTTGCACCAGTAGCGCCGTGTTCCACCCTGTACCGGTCCCGATTTCCAGAATCCGGTTGTTGTCTTCGATTAGTGTTTCCCGCAGCATGTCAGCAACGATCGACGGTTGCGATATTGAGCAAGTCGGGGTGCGGTCATCGATGGGGCCTAGGGGTGAAGCTCCATCATCCCATTGCGTGACGATGGGTAGATCCTCGCACGTTGCCGCCAACCAGCCGTCGAAATCGTCAGCCAGCCTGATTTCCTTCATGCCCTTGCCAGTGTCAACCCATGCGACCAACGGAACGAAAGGGCTACGCGGGGTCGCCGTGAAAGGGAGCACCCATTCGCCTGCAAGGTGGCCGTCCTTGACGAGTGCGTCAACAAGTTCTTGATGGGGTGGCTTCACTTCTTGCCGCCCTTGCCTCCGGAGTGCTTCCCGCCGTCATCCTTCGGCTTGCTAATCTTCGGGGGGTCTTCCTTGTTTGATCGCCCTTTGTCGGTGGTGTTGTCATGCTTTGCCATAACCGGCATACCTCCCCTTAAACGGTGCACTTAGTTACTCGCCCGGCCGGTTTTCCGACCCCACCCGCCCCGGCGTAATTTGCCTTAGTGTTGCCCTCAGTTCTTCCGGGTCGAGATTGAGCACGATTTGCCCCCGTTGCTCGGCAACGGAAACAACCTCTATAAGGAATCCTTCGAGGCTCACGGCGACCGGATTATTGTCGTATTCGCTCGCCAACGTGACAAGGCTATTGCGCAACATTGGTGCCCTCCCTGGTCTGCTTGTTCCGTACAGCCGTGCTTACGACATACAACTCTCGCGTAAACCAAGAGCTGTGGCGGTCCCGTGTGCCATGCGCGCATTCTCCACGCAGGTGCCACCACGGAAACCCGTCGAACTGAACCAGCGCAATCACCGTTTCAACCTTGCAAAGCAGCGGACCGCTACCGAACTTGTACTGATCTTCGGAGAGTCGCAAGACGGCCCCCGGAGTCGGCCGAAGTGGCTCAGTCATCGGAAACACCGCAAGCCCCTGGGTGCCCATGCTCGCAAAAACACGGAACGCCGCCTTGCATGGGAAGGCCGCAGAAGACGCGGTGGTGCTCGTGCTGGCTGTCCTCGTAAGACACCGTCACTTGCTCCGCGTCTATCTCGGGCAGGTGGGCGAGCGATGCGCAGAGCTGCCGCGCGTACTGCTTCGCGGCGTCCAGGTCGCGCACCGCCACAGGAAGATGGATCACGAACCGGGGCAGATCATCGGCCGGCGTGACGGGCGGCAGGATCGGAGCTGCGGCAGGCAGCGGCGGGTGTCCGTACGCCTCGTTCCCGGCGTGGCCGTTGACCGGCCCGGAGGGCCGCCGTGGGATCACTTGACGTAGTGGACGCTCACGCGTGTAAACGGCCGCCGCCGGTAGTTCGTCGGGATTCCAGGCCCTCAGCGCTTCCAGCAAGCACGCCAGCGTCACGAGGTCCGTAGACCAACGCGAGTCCGGATACACGACAGTGGCGCGACCGATGGCGCGTCTCGCTGCCGGTGGCAGCGACGCCCCACGCACCCGCCGGGGAAGCTGTGTCGTCAAGCTAGTCATGGTGTCGCCTCCGTACGGTGGCAGGGGTCTTGTCGGTATGTCCGAGTGGGCACGTATTGGTGACACCGCAGGTGGCGCAGAACCTCGCCCACCTGTCGGACCGCTTGAAGGCCAGAGCTCCCGGTAGAAACCCCAAGATCAATGCGCCTAGTACGGCGGTAGCCCACATCGGCAGATCTCCAACCCTGTAGTGCTTTGGCCCACCTGGTGACTCTTCGCGCCGCCTGGCTGGTTCGAGGCCCATCGTCCCGCATCAAATGATGCTCGGCAACCCCCGACACGCAGGCCTTGATGGTCCGGATACGCTCCACCCGCAAGCGCTGAGCATCACGGTCACGCTCCGCTATGAGGACGGGCGCAACATGAGGGAAGATCAGGGCATGGCTCGCTTCACTCCACCGACACCCCGCTCCCGCCGACTTGGGCGAGAGCTGCGGCGGCTGCGCGACAGCCAGGGGAAGAATCTTGATGAAGTGGGCAAGTTGCTTGGTTGCTCACCGTCACGAGTGAGCCGCATCGAGTCAGGCGAGATAAAGCCCCGACCTGGCGACGTTATGGAACTCCTGGTTGCCTACGGGCTGCCGCTGGACAGCGAACCGGGCAAGTCGCTCGTGGCGCTGACCCGAGATCTACGGGAGTCGGGTTGGTGGCAGCGCCTTGACGCCTTGTCCAGCAGGTATGCAACCTTCATCGCCTACGAGGCGGAAGCGGTTGAACTCCGCAACTTCGAGCCAACACTGTTTCCGGGACTGCTACAAACCGAAGCGTATGCGCGGGAGGTCATTAGTGTCGGAAGGGAGATGGAGCCTCAAGCAATAGAACAGCTTGTCACGGCTCGACTCAAGCGCCAGGAGGTATTGAAGCGCACGCCAAAGCCCCTTCGGATGCACACAATTCTTTCCGAAGCCGCTTTGACGGTAGAAGTCGGAAGCGCCGACATAGTGCGCCAGCAACTTCAACACGTCGCGGCCACGTCGCGGCTCCCTAACGTCACAATCCAGGTGTTGCGGTTCGCCGCAGGGGCACATATCGCAACACGCGGTGGTTTCGCGGTGCTTACGTTCGAACAAGACGAACCGGCCCTCGGATACATTGAGACGCTAGCGGGCGAACTCTTCCTTGAGAGCGCCAAGGAAATTGAACGGCTAGACTCGGTGTACGACCACCTAAAAACTCTGGCCATGTCGCCAGCGGAATCCGTAAAGTTCATCAGGGAGCGCGCTAATGAAGCGGAATGAGTGGGTCAAGGCCAGCCGATCCGGCAACAACGGTCAGTGTGTGGAGGCTAAGGACACTGGCCCGACGGTCGACGTGCGGGACAGTAAGGACAAGGACGGGCCGGTGTTGACCTTCAGCGCCGAAGACTGGTCCTCGTTCGTCTACGGTTTAAAGGACGGAGCGTTCGACCTTCCCGCGTAAGGCGAGCAGGCCCTACTACGACAACATGGTCCCCGCCCGGGGTAAACCTAGGGCGGGGACCTTCGTTTGCGAAAGGTCAGGCGGCGTTAAGAACTGTGCGCAGGCGGCGTGGGCTGATGTTCAGGCGGGCGGCAAGTTGCTCCCGGGTGATGCCGGGTTCCGTCGCGGCGATCTCGGTTGCGAGCTTGCGGGTTTCCGCTGCGGGGCGACGCACGGGCCGCGTGGGCGCCGCGCCGTGGTCGCTGTCGTCGGCGGTGGGTTCGGCCGGGATGGGCGCGGGTGCGTCGATCGGCGGCACTGGCGCCGCAGGCTTGTCGACCATGACGGGCCTGATGCCGGCGACTGGGGCGGCGTCGACTGGGGCGGGCGCCTCGGGGGTGTGCTGGCCGAGGTGGTGGACGCGCCAACAGACGATTGGGGCGACGGCCGACACGGCGATGATCAGCGTCCAGTGCCGGGGAATCAGCTCGACGGCGAGCAGGTGAGCCAGTCCTTGGCAGATCACCATGAGCGCCAGGGCGGCGCACACGTCGGCGCGGTTGCCGGCGGCGAAGGCGCAGTACCCGTAGATGCCGAGCGCGACGGGCAGCAGCCACGCGAGCCAGGGGGCAATGCCGATCTCGGTAGCTAGGTGGAACTCGCCCACGGCGGACATGAGTTCGGCGGACCCGAGGGCGATCCAGCGGACGCGGCGCACGTTGGCGGCGGCGGTAAAGTCGAGGTCAAGCATCGGGACTCCTTGGCTAAGGGTCAGTTCCGTTGCGAGGCCCCGGTTTGGTGTTCCCGCACCCGACCGGGGCCGTTCTTTTTACGCGTATGATAGTACGCGTACTGCGAATGTCAAGGTGAGTGGGCCCTGCGTTGTCCTGCGGTAGTTGGTCGACCGCCGCTCATGAATTCGGAAATCGATTCCTCCGTATAGGCGCAACTCGTGACGTTAAGTCGCGCCTACGTATTTAGCCACCCTAAACGGGCATAAGTGATAGAAGTCACGATAAGGTTGATCCATGGGTGCTATTTCCGTAGCGTCCTCCGCGTTGGCTGCTTGTGGCCATGGAGATGCGTCGGTTTCCCGGCTAACATGGAGGATTGTTATGCGCAAATGGGCTTTGAGAGTTGGATCTGTCTTTACGGCCGGGGGTCTCGCCCTGTCGCTAATGGCTTCCCCTGCTCTTGCTGACAGTGAAAGCTGCCGAGGGGAATGTACGACCCGGCCGGTATTCGCCAATGGGCATGGTCACTACATCGACGTTAGGGTCCGCCTCGCGGATGTGGCGGGGTCCATTTGGTGCTCTTGGACTCTGCGTGACTTCGACAACAATGCCCTTGTTGCGAGTGGCAAGGTCTATGACGGAGAAAGCTCCCGGCGAGTGGGAAACCTAAGGAACCGATACAAGCTGTTTGTCAGCAACTACAACTGCTGGGGGACCATCAGCAACAACTGACTGGCGTTGCCAATGGTTGAGCTATGCCAGTCCGCGTTTGCGGCGTAGTGTAGCCTCCCTCGGCATGAGCGAACCCAACAGCCGCCACCATCGCGGCTTGGTGGCTGCGGGTGCGGCGATCGCCGTCTACGCCGCGATTACCGCACTCGTAGCCACCGGCTGGCTCTCTGGCTTCGACCTAAGTGTCAGGAACTGGACCAAAGAAAGTACCCCTGGATGGATTGTTGATACGAGTGGGGTTGTCGCACATTTGGGACAGGGTGGCCCACTTGCCGCTGCGACCCTCATCCTCGCAGTCGTCCAGGTATGGCGTACTCGGACCCTCAAACCCTTCATACTTTGGGGCGCCACCTTTGCCCTGCTCATTGCGCTTGTGGCGCCGGCCAAGGTGCTGTTTCGACGCGGCGCGCCAGGTGACCCGCTAGCCACCGCCGTTGAGTTCTACAGTAAGCAATTCTGCGGCGGGCCGGAGTGTCAGTCGTACCCATCGGGGCACGCGGCCAACTCCGTCGTTTGGTATGGCTTGGCCATGGTTCTGGTAGCCGAGGTGCTAACGTCTGCAGCTCGACGGGTTATCCAGGTTTCAGCGGCAACGGCAACTTCAGTAGCCACAGTCGTCTCGGGGCATCATTGGCTTACTGACACCGCAGCCGGAATTTTTGCTGGCTTAGGAGCATATTTCGTAGTCCGGTTTATGCAGGCGTCGATCCGTCCCATGACTATCGATAAAAAGTAACCCCTGCCGTTCCTTGGACGTGGAATGCCGAAAGGTGCCCCACCTGCTCGCGATTGGGAAAGCGAGTAGGTGGGGCACTTGACGAATGAGGCTAATTTATCGATGGGCCGTTTGTTGATACCTAGTTGAGGGTGTTCGGATTGGCGGGGTTGTAGACCGGCACCAGTGGCGTGCCGTTGTTGTCCTTCGGCGCGGCGACCGGGGTCACGCATGGCCGGACCAGTCCGAGATAGATGGTCAGGTCGACCAGGGCGGCCACGGCCAGGGCGACGGCGCCAACGGTAGCGTCGTCCCAGGGCAGGGCGCCGACGGCGACCAGGGCGACAAGGACGGCTTTAGCGGCGACCGAGATAGTGGCGCCGTAGCCGGTCGGGTTGCTTTTCATTGCTTCCTCCGAGGTGGCGGAACTTGGCTCGATCGAACGGTGGCGAGCGGTACCGGCAGTTGGGTTGACGCGCCGGTTACCCGTCGCGGGTGATGGCGTCGAGGGTGGTGCGCAGTCGGGTGATCTCGGCGCGGGCGGCGGCCAGCTCGACGCGTAGCCGCACGGTTTCGGACTCGGCGCGTTGGGCTGCGGCGCGGGCGGCGGCCAGCTCGTCGGCCAGGCGGTCCAGCTCGGCGCGCAGCTCGGCGGCCAGGGCGCCGGCCGCCTCTGCGATGGCCTGGCTGGCTTGCGCCCGCAGGACATCGCGTTCGGCTTCGAGCCGGGCGATTTCGGCGCGGGTGCGGCTGCGGCCTGCGATGTGGCCGATGACGGCGCCGATGAGGGTGGTGGCCGCGCCGGTCCCGGCGATGGCGGTGTAGATGTCCAGCGCGGCCACGGGTACCTCCCTTCTGGTTAGGTCACGGGTGCGGTCCATGCCGCGCGCCAGGTCTGCGGGCCGACCTTGCCGTCCACGGTGAGGCGCTTTTCGCGCTGGAAAGCGGTGGCGATGTCGCGGGACTTCGGCCCGTACACGCCATCGACGGTGATGTTCCAGCCCCGGGCCTTCATGCGCTGTTGCCACTGGCGTACGTCCTGCCCGCTCATCAGCGGGCGGCCCGGGGTGTAGGCCAGGACGCGACCGGGGAACGGTGGCACGGCCGGCGGCTTCGGGGTGGGCGGCTTGGGCTTCGGCGGGGTGGTCGTGCCGGGGCCGGTGGTGGCGGTCCAGCCGGCGAGCAACTTGTGATCGCGGGTGGCGGTGGAGCGGTAGACCGCGACGTGGGTCCACGTGTCGTGACCCGAACCGGTGTACTTGACGCCGTCGGTGTGCCAGCCGGTGGCGTCGGACCAGTACCGCACGTTGCGGCCGTCGTAGGAGCCGATGACTTCGGCGATGCCGGTGATCCGGTCGTCGGCGATGGCCTTGATGAGCCAGCGCAGCCAGGTCCGGGCGGCGGGCCAGTTCATCCCGATGTCGATGGCGCAGCCGTACCGGTTATCAGCCGGACGGTTCGCCGCGCCGCGCATCGAGTAGTCGGAGCTGGGCAGGCGGCACGCCGGGACGTGGAACCCATAGGTGTGGTTCCGGTCACCGCAGGTACCGAGCCACCGCCCGCCGATCGCGGCGAGGCGCTTGCGTTCGATGTCCAGTCCGGGCGCGGGCACACAGGTACACGCGGCCAGCGCCATCACGGCCAGGCGCGGCGCGGTGTCGCCGGTGGCGGTGCCGGCGGTGCCGTAGGGGTCGCCGTCGAGCCACGCGTGGGGCGGGGCGTTGGACGGGTCGGGGCGGATGTCGGTCATGGCTGAGTCGCCCTCCTTGGGCAGCACGAAAGGACCGCCGGGCGGGTGCCTCGGCGGCCTGGTCGGTTGTGTGGTGGCGGCCGGCGCCGCGCGGGTTGTTAGCCGGCTTGACGGGCGGTGATCCGCATGGCGTAGCCGCTGGTCGGTTCGTGGGTTTCGGTGATGCCGGTAATCCACCAGTCGCCGTCAACGCCAATGCCGTCGCGGTCGACCAGGCGCACCCGGTCCCCGAGCTGGATGCGAGGGTCGCCCCGGATGGCCAGGTCGGTCACGACGGGGCGGGGGTCGGCCACGTCGGGCAGGATCGCGGCGGCCAGGGCGGCGGCCACGTCGTGACGCTGGACCCATTGCGAGTCCGGCAGCCGTAGCGGTTGCGGTTGCTCGCCGCTGGTGGCCAGCCGGGGGTGCTCGGCCACGGCGGCGCCGGTGGGGCGGGTGCGGATGACCCGCCCGGCGAGCCGCGCCTCGGTGACGTAGACGCCTTGCCCGGTGCTGTTGCTGAACTGCACGGTGCCCTGCCCGGTGGTGGTGAACGAACCCCCGGACGCGCTGAACCCGGACGTGATGGCGGCGCCGGTGCCGTCGGGGTTGCTGTAGGCCCGGAAGTAGGAGTCCGGGATGCTGGGCGCCCCGCCCGAGATGAGCAGCGGGTTCAGCTTGAGTTGTACGGCCGGGGCGTCCAGGACGACCGGGATGGTGACCCGCCCGTTCGGGGGGACGTGGACGGGCTGGTCGAGACTCCACGCGTACCCGGCGCCGACGGTCGGGGCGGTGTACGGGACTTCGACCACTGTGCGGACGGTGTCGAGGCTTTCGGTGACGGTGATGTCGGTGATGGCGTTGGCGGCCGTCAGCGTGAGGACCGGGGTGGTGGATGCGGCCAGCCGGGCGCGGGTGCGGTAGGCGAAGTTCCCGAACTCGTCGCACAAGGTTACGGCTTGTTCGGCGGCGGCGATCTCGCGCAGCAGCCCCCATGCCTCGCGCTGGTCACGCTCGATGACGGCGTCGAGCTCCAACCCGGACGGGTCGATGTCGCACTCGGTGCGCTCGGTAATGCCGTCGTTGAGCCATGCCGTGTCCAGCGGCGTTGCGGTGAGTTGCAGGTCGGCCAGCGGCAGGTACGCGGTCAGGGTGTACAGGTCGGTCACCGCTGGCGACCCGCTCAGCGTGACGGGCATGGTTTCGCTCTCGTCATCGACGCAGAGCACAACCTGCGGCTGACTGCCGGAGAGCCGGAACGCGATGCCGACGAAATGCCACTTGCCGTCCTCGGGCAGTTCCAAGTTGGACACGCGGAACCGGACGGTGGCGCCGTCGAGCAGCTCGGCGAACACTCGCCGGTCACGCCACACCCCGACAGTGAAGACGGGTTGGCCGTTGAACCCGTGCGCGCTGAACGCCACAGCGCGCTCCGACGGGTTGCCGGTGAACGGGTAGGCGTCGCCGCGCACCCACATTTCCAGCCGCCCCGTGCGGGCGGGTGTCTCGAATACCGGTTTGGCGCCGTCGGAGGCGGGCAGGGTCGCGCGGATGGCGGTGTACCGGTTCGCCGCCGTCGCCCCGGCGTACGCGCCGAGCAGGAACGGGCCGGGCACGAACCGGGGCCGGGTCGGCACGGGTGCGCCGCCGTTGGCGCTGACCGTTTGCAGGTCAGGCGGCAGGCCACCGCCGTGCGACAGGCCACGAAACCACGGCCAGAGCGAACCGTGCAGGGGTAGGCAGACAGCGGCGTCGCTGATCCATCGGGCGTTGGCGACCGGGCCGAGGCGGCGCATGTTGCGCGGGCGCGGCGCTGCCGTCCACCCACACACCGCCAGCGCCCACGAGATGATCCAGGTGGCGTTGGCGCCGTACCGGGCGCCCTCGATCGGCGGCAGGGCGACCAGCCCGCGCAACCGTTCGCGGTTGTCGAGCATGGTCAGGGTGGCTTGGCGGCTGGCGGCGTTAACGCTCACGGCCCGGGTGGAGCCGACCAGGCGTGGCACGAGGCGCGGGCCGTCGGAGGAGTCCCACAGCATCGCCAGGTACGCGGAGCGCCCGACGCGGGTCCGCCCCAGCGGCGAGGCGGGATTGAGTGGGGAGAAGTACGCCGCGCCGGACAGCCCACCGGTGCCGGTGAGGGTGACGCGGGCGAGCGCGGCTCCGGCGCCGGCCACGATGCGGACTTGCTCGGGTAGCTCCCCGTCCAGGGAGCGTTCCAGCCGGTACGACGTGACCAACGCCGACATGTCCTCGATGGAGCCCCATTGGCCTCGCTCGTCGCCGTCCCAGTCGACCCACAGCCACACGCTCGCGTGCCGCTCGGCGGACAGGATCGCCACCTCCACGGCAGGGTTCACCCACAGCATCAGGCCACCTCCCGCAACGTCGCTTCGCAGTCGTGCAGGTCGTGCCAGGCGTAGGTGTCGCTCAGCTCGACCATGCTCACCACCGGCACGCCACGGCCGGGCAGCCACCCGCGCGCGGGCCCGATCTCCAACGCCGGGGTGTCCAGGTACAGCGCCGTCTCGGCGGTGACTGACGCGTCGGCCACGATCACCTCCGGGTGCACGGTCACCGCAGCCGACGGCGGCGTCCCGGACACCAGCAGCGGCGACCAGGCGCCGGGCGTGACGGTGGCCTCAACCTGTGTGGTGGTGACCTCGGCGCCGTCGGTGTCGAACCAGCGCAGCAGCACCGTCACGCGCACCGGGATACCGGCCTGCGGGTCGGCTTGCGCGGCGATGGTGAACGTCCACGCCAACCCGGGCACCACCGGCCAGCCGGTCCCGCCCGATGGGGAATGCAGCCGCATCCGACCGGCCAGGGTGCCGGGGGTGAGCTGCCACGCGATCGCACGCGGGCCGCGCAGCACCGGGTGCGGGGTGCTGGCCAGCGCCCACCATTCGGTGGCGTCGCTGAGGTAGAACCCGGCCGGGTAGGTGCCGATGCCACCGGAGGCGGCCTGCCACGCGGACAAGTAGTTCCACCGCAACCCGGTCGGCAGCAGCACGAACGGGCCAGGACCGTGGGCGCCGCCGTGGACCTGTTCCAGCACGGCGTACTCGTCATCGGTCAACCGCTGCCACCGCAGGGTGAACACCCGGCGGCCGGCGCCAGCGAAGTCGATGACCCGCCCACCGTCCAGCGTCGTGTGTTCCCCGAACGGGCGCACCAGCGACGCGCCGACACCGGGCGCCGGGTCCGGCAGCACTAACCACCGGCCGGGCCGGCCGAGATACAACGTCACCCCTGTACCCCCTTGTCGTCAGCCACGGCGGGTCAGCCCCCGCTCACCGGCGCGGATGTGTTGGGCGAACCGCTCGGGGTCGGATGACACGGCGGACTCCACGGCGTCGATGACCGGCCCGTCGCCGACGCGGACCAGCGCGGTGAGGTTGACGACCGGGTCGCGCAGGTCCGTCGGACCGCTGAGCCCGGCGGCGGCGATCCCGAACGGGCCGGCGGCCGGCGGGGTGAGCACAGCGGCCATAGCCCGCGACGCGGCGGGCCTCGCCTGGTCGATCCCGGCGACGAACCCGGCCACCGTTTGGGCGCCGATCTGCTCGAATGCCCGCGAGGGTGAGCGGATACCGAGCACGTTTTTCGCGGCGTTCAGCATCGATGAGGCGACGTCGCGGGCGGCCTGGATCGCACGGGCGGCCATCTGCCGGATGCCGGACAGCAACCCGTCCACGATGGCGCGGCCGGCGCCGACCAGCCACGAACTGGCGCCGGTGAACACCCGCCGGATCTGCTCGGGCAGGGTGGCGATGACGCGCAGCGCGGCACCGAACCCGGACCCGATCGCCGCACCGGTGCGGGTAGCCCACCCGGCGGTCGTGGACAGCCACCCGACCGCGACGCGCAGCGCCTCGGCCACCACCCCCAGCGTCGCGGCCAGGACCCGGGCAAGCACAGTGACGACCTGCAAGGCGGGGCCGAGGGTGTTGTTGCCGATCAGCCAGGTCACGACCTGCACCAGCAGCGGGACCAGGGGCAGCATCGCTGTCACGATCTGCACCCAGGCCAGCGCCAGCCCGGCCAACGCGCGGGCCAGGGCCGGGATGTGCGGGGCGAGCTGGCGCAGCGCGTCGAGCAGCGCCCCGCCGATGCTCGCGGCGGCCTGCGTGATGACCGGCAACAACGCCCCGTTGAGGGTCGCCTGCACTTCGGTCAGCGCTGGCAGCAGCACGGACAGGAACGTCGAGGCCATCTCCACGATGACCGGGACCAGCGGTGCGAGGGCGTTGGCCAGGGCGGTGCCCAACGCCACGGCGGCCGGCAGCCCGTTGGAGATCAGCGTGGTCAGCACCGGTAGGAGTTGCTGCGCCAGGGCGGTGCCGACCTGGGCCACCACGGCGATGATCGGACCGAACTCGGCGGCGAGGACTTGCACCATCCCGGCGGCCACGGTCAGCGCGTTGGCCAGCAGCGACCCGAGCAGCGGCAGCAGCGGCGCGGCGGCAGCGGCCAGCGCCGACAGCGCGGCGCCGACCGGCTTCGCGGCCGGGGCCAGCGCCTTGAGTGCGCCGGCGAGCCCGGACGGGCCGAGTAGCGCGGCGATGCCGGGGCCGAGCGCGCCAACGAGATCGGCCAGGATCGGCAGCAGCGCCCCGATCACCTGCGACACCGACGCGAACAGGGCTTGCAGGGCGGTGCGCCCCTCACCCGCGCTGAGGAACGCGTTAACGGCGGTGAGGATCTGTTCCAGGTTGCCGAGTAGCCCGCCACCGGCGGTGTTCGCGGCGGACATGACGGCGGCGATGATCCCGCCGAGCTGCACCAGAATCCCGCCGATGCTGCGCAGCGTGCCGGCCACAGCGGTGACGAACTCGGCCAGTTGGCCGGACTGTTGGGCGGCGAGGATGAACGCGGAGAACTCCCGCCCCAGCCCGGCCAACCCGGTGCCGGCGCCGGCCAGCATGGGGGCGAACGCGCCGATCACCGCGCCGAGGGCCTGCATCGCCGGAACGGCAGCCGAGCGCAGCGCGCCGATCCCGGCGCCGGTGGAACGCAACGCGGCGTCGATACCGGCGATGAACTGCGGGGTGCGGGCACCGGCGGCCATTTGCGCGAACAGCGCCCCGAACTGGGCGCCGATGCCGGACAGCCGGGCGGTCAGCAGCGGCAGCCACGTCCCGGCCAGGGCGGACGCTTCACCGATCAGCGGGCCGAACACGGCGCCTTGCACGGTGCGGCGCAGCGCGTCGGCGGCCGGGGCGGCGGCGCGCAGCTCGTCGACGACCGTGCGGGCGGCCGGGGCCAGCCGGGCGAGGGCTTCCGGCTTGCCCTGGATCGCCTCGCCCACCCCGGCGAACGCCAACCGCAGCACCCCGGCGGCGGCGACCGCGCCGACCATCAGGGCCGGGATCGCGGCCAGCGCACCAGCGGCCGGCGCCAGCGCGGCGGCGAGGTTCGCGGCCTGCACCACCGCGCCGGCCAGCGATGCCGCGACCAGCCCGAGGCGCGCACCGGTCGCGGCCATCGACGCAAGGCGGGCCGCCCCGGCGGCGAGCTTGTCGACGTCCAGGTCCACGCGCAGCCGGACCGGGGCGGCGCGTTCGGCGACCGTGGCGACCTGCCGGGCCTGACGCACCACCCCGTCGGCGTCGATGCCGACGGGCAGCCGCACGGCGGCGGCGCGTTGCGCGGCGGCGGCGACCTGCCGGGCCTGCTCGACCAGGGCGGCGCCGTCAAGGTCGGTGCCCAGCCGCAGCACGGTGCGGGCCTCGATGCGGTCGAGATAGCGCAGCAGGGACCGGGCGAACGCCGTGGTGTCCGGCAACACCCGAACCGCCAGGCGCCCGGCCTGCACTCCACCGGGACCGGCCACCACGCCACCTCCCCGGGATAGGTGCGTCAGGCAGACGCGGGCGGGTGTGCGGTGGGTCGGGCGCCGGGCAGCTCGGCGACGCGCACGGTGCGCCGCCGCTGATCCGGCTTGCCGGGTAGCGGCACCCGGGCCGGGGGCCGGACCTTCTTGCGGCTGTTGACCTGAATCAGCGCGTGCGTGTTGGCCTGCACCGCGTCCAGCAACGCGGCCAGCAGGTACGCCTCAACTCCCCAGCCGTCATGGGCCGGGCCGCCGCGCACCGCCACAGCCAGGCGGGACGTTGCGGGCAGTTCCCGGACCAGGACCAGCAGCCGGCGCAGGCTCAGCCGCCCGGTCCACAGGTCGGTTAGCGGCGTGCCCGTCTGCGCGAGGTCGGCCTCGACCGCTTCGCCGTGGGTGACGAGGAGGCGGGCGAGGCCGCAGATTCCCCCGGGCCGATCCCGAGCGCGGCGAAGTAGTCGGAGATCAGCGCGCCGATTTCCGCACCACCGAACGGGGCGTCATCGAAGCGCGCCCGGTCAGCGGCCGGCAGCGCGGAACGCAGCATGTCCTCAGCGGTCGCGGACAACTCGATAGCCTCCGGCCCGCTGATCTGATCAGGGCGACGCCCGGCAAGGGACTCGGCCAGCTCGGCGTAACGGCGTAGCCGGGCCGGGCGTACGTCGATCTGGCCGAAGCGCCAGACGTAGCCGTGCGCGTTGTGGGTCAGGACCGGCTCACCCGGGGCGCGGGTGGCTTCGGTAGCGGCGGCGTCGAGAGCATCGGACATGAGGGCAGACCTCCAACAAGCAGGGGGCAGACCGGTGGGCGTGGTGGAGCGCCCCGGGGCGGGCGGGTCTGCGGCACCCGCCCCGGGGCAGACACGGGACGGTTAGGGGGTTGCGGTGGAGGCGGCGCCCAGGTGCGGGGCGAGCCACTGCGCCAGGTGCGCGGCGGCGGCGTGGTCGAGCACCTCGGCCGAGATCGGGAAGCCGGTGAAGTCCTCCGGGCTGGCGGTCGACTCACCGCCGGGGCCGAGCGCGGCCTTGGCCACGTACAGGTCGACCTCGTCGTCACCGTCCACCAGGCGAATGAACAGCGCCCGCTCGACCGGGGCGGGGTTCTTCACCACCCCGAACGTGTCCGGCAGGCTGATATCGCCACCGCCGAAGTAGTTCGTCAGGCTGTCGTTGTCGACCTGCAACGCCGTCCACGACAGCGTGAAGTTGACCTCGTCCACGGACACCCGGACACCGGAGCGGGACCGCCAGGTGCGTCGCTTCGTCGTGCTGATCTCGAAGTTGATCGTCAAGCCGTCTTCGGCGGTGTGACCGTTGTCGACCCACGGCGCGGGCGGCGCGGCGGCGTTGGCCGGGCGGGTGGTGCCGGTCGGTGCGGTGTGGATGTAGCCGACGCCCGGGATCACGAGCGTGGTGTCGTCCAAGGCCATGTCTTACTCCTTCACATGAGGGTTGTCGCCGCCCCGTAATCTCGTCTTTGTCAGCAGGTCTCACAGCCCCAGGGGAGCGGCACATGCAGCGGAATATGGACCCCTTGAGGAATGGACCAACGCCATGCCGAGACGGACATCCCCCAGGCCCCAGCGCGCACAGATCAACCGATCAGTGGGTGTAATCGCGGCCGTAACGGCGCTCGCGGCGCTTGTTCAAGCAGTCGCCATGCTGGTGACGGCCTGTCGACCGCAAACGCCGTCCGTTCCGACGCCGGTAGTGATCGTCAATGCGCCGTCACCTGCACCGACGTCGTGAACCGGTGAACGGTGTCCGGGGCGGAGGGGTCGGGCAGCGCGGTGGGGCCGGCGAGCATCGCCACGCGCACGATCACCCCGCCCGGTCGCGCTACGCCGCGTATGGACAACAGGCTGTGGACAACGGTGTGGATGAGTCGTCGGGCGTCGATGCGGTGCGGTCCGGCCCACGCCTGCACGTTGATGCCGGCCCGGTCGACCAGGGCGCCGGCCCGCCACGATGGGGCCTCGGCGGTCCCGCCGATCCGCTCGACCACCACGAACGGCAGCCGGGCGGCCAGGTCGGGCGGGCGTTGGGTGCCGAACCCGATGCCGGTCAGGTCCGGTGCGCCGCGTAGCCAGGCGACGGCGAGCGCTTCGGCGTCAGGCAACATGGCTCACCCCCGTTCGGCGGCGATGTCGGCGGCGGCCCCGCCCAGGGCGTGAATGCCGGGCACCTGGCGGCCGGTGCGAACCTCGGTGTGGCCGAACTCCTTGGACACCGCGTGCGGGTCGTCGCTTTCGACCTGGGCGTCAACGCGCCCGCGCACCACGGACAGGGAGTCAGCGAAGGTGCCCGAGTCGCTGTGCGCGGCGGCGCGGGCCTTCGCGGCGGTCAACACCCGCTCGGCCACGGCACGGACGTGGGCGCGAACCTCGGGCAGCCGCGCCACCCGGCGGCCCAGATCGCGCGGTACGGATGCCATCAGCCGCCCACCTTCCGCAGCGTCACCCGCCAGTACGTGACGGTGGCCTCCGGGTTGGCGAACCACAGCGCCTCGCCCACGGTTTCGTAGGCGAGGCCGTCGACCAGCACGCGGGAGAACGCGTCGAGGCGCGGGGTGTCGGGGTCGAGGTACGCGACGTGCCGGGACTCCGACGCCTGCCCGGCGGCGGTGTCCTCGGTGGAGGTGACCGGCTGGACGTAACCGGCGGCCGGCACCCCTACCCGGGCCGGCACCCGCACCGGGTTGCCGTCGCCGTCGGTGGTCAGCTCCGACGGATGCACGATCAGCGCGTGCGGCAGGATCACCGCCCGGCCTCCTCCCCAGTCAGCCACGGCAGGGCATCGCCGCCGTACTGGTCACGGACCCACACCGTGTCGGACACGCTCACGTCCCGGATGACGGGCACCGAGACGAGGTCACCCCCGCCGGTCAGCGCGGCGAGCATCCGCCGCTCACCCGCGCTCAGATACACCCCACCCCGCTGCCCGCCGGTGTCGGCCTGGTCGGCGAAGCGGCGGGAGTAGTCCCCGACCGTTTCGGCGGCCAGCTCGCTCGGGTTGTCCAGCGCCCGTTTCGCAGCCCGGAGCACCACCACAGCCAGCAGCGCCGGCCGCGCCGGGTCCAGGGTGCCGTCCGGCAGGGTCCAGGTCCGGCCAGTGGCGTCGCGGACCTCAGCGGAGATGTCATCAAGCAGCGCCTCGGCCCGCCCGCGCTGCGCGGCGGACAGCGGGCGGGCCACGCGTGACAGCAACGCGTCGAGCGCCGCGAGGCGGGGCAGGTCCATCACACGCCCCCGATCTGTCAGGACGGGGACGAGGCGGGCAGGACCAGCTTGACCGCGCGGACGAAGTCGGGGGCGGTGCCGGCGTCGGGGCCGTCCGCGCCGTCGGCGACATGGTTGGTGCCGGTGAACACGCTCACCACGGAGCGGTCCCGCAGGAACAGGGCGTCGTAGTCACGCAGCCAGCGCATCGACATACCGGCGTAGGACTCCGACCGGCCGAACGCGGCGCCGTCGGGCACTACCGGGGCGCGCATCCCGAGGACGTACGCCGAGCGGTGGAACGCGTATCCGACGTTGGCGGGGATGGCGTTGGACACGTACGTCCCGAACCCCCGGATACGGCCCAGGGACGCCTCGCGCAGCGCGGAGTCCGAACCGGACTCGTCGGCCTTCTTGAGTCCTTCGGCCTTGAGGAACACCGATTCCATGTCCGCGCCAAGCACGAGGAACCGGTCACCCATCGGGACGTTGGCCTTGTTGAGCGCGGCGCGGGCGTCCACGACGGTGTCCTCCGGCTTGGCCCGGTCCACGGTCACCGTCGTCGCGTAGGAGGCGGCGACCATCTCGGCGGCGAGCTGGTTCTCCAGGCCCTCGGCCACCGCGCGGATCTGCGGCTGCAACACCTGCGTGCCGAAATCGGAGATGTCGAGGGTCAGTTCCTCGTCGGTGACCGCGACGGCGTTGTAGACGTGCGTGTCGAGGGAGACGTCGACCTTGGTTTCGGTCAGCTCGTCCACGACGATCGGGTTGGTGCGGTCGCGCATCGGCATCGTGCGGGCGGTCAGCCGCGCCGGTACCCGCAGCGTGACCGTGTCGCCCTGGGCGCCGGTGAAGTCCGCGACCGCGTCGCGCCACACCAGGGCCGGGAGGACGATTTCGCGCTGCAACAGCCCGAGCGCGGTGCGGGCGATGACGGTCGGCTTGAGGAATGCGTTCGCCACGGCGTACCTCCAATGGGGTCAAGGGGTGTCCGCGTACCGGCTGCCGTGGCGGGCATCTCGCCGTGCGGTGGGGTGGGGTCAGAAGCGGCGGCGGATCTTCGCGGCGAGCTTTTCCGGGTCGGTTTCCTCCGGGTCGCTGGTCGGGTCGGCGCCGCCGCGCAACTGCTCGATCGGGCGGCGCGGCACCGGCGAGCCGGACGCGCCCGGCTTGCTGAGCCGGTCGGCAAGGGTCTTGGCGCGGGCCTCGATCTGCTCGTCGCTGCCCGTGCCGAGCAGGTCGACCAGGTCGTCATCCAGCCCGTAGCGGCGGGCCAGCCGTTCGCGGGTCAGCTCGGCGCGCAGCGCGGCGACCTGGTCGCCAACGTCGCCCGGCTGTCCGCTGGGCGCGGTCGGCTGCACGGGTGCGGACGGGGCCGCTGGTGCGGTGGTCGGCGTGGTCGCGGTCGGGGTCAGGGTCGGTGCGGGCCGTCCGCTGGTGCGGGCGGTGGCCAGGTCACCGCGTAGCCGCTCGATCAGCGACCACGCGCGGGCCGGGTCGAACGGTTCGCCGGTGCGCTCCCACGGCGGGCGCCGCTCGTCGGTGCCAGCCGGGTCGCTCCCGAGCGGGGTGGTGTCGGTTGGCTCCTGGCCGGTGTTGGTGTCGCTCATGGCGTTGGCCCTCCTGGGGCGTGGTGGGTGTGTGCGGATACGCCGCGAGCCCCGTACCGGCCTGCGGTACGGGGCTCGCGCGTCGTGCGTGCTAGATGGCGGTGTCGCCCGGGTCTGCCGGGCGGTGCCGCAGGTACTCGCGGACGAACACGAGCACGAGGACGCGTTGTCGGGCGTCGCCGTCGATGCGGTACGGGCAGGCCGTGATCGGCATGGCGCGGGTGGCGGCGAAGCGGGCGGCGCGCGCGGCGCGGAACCGTTCGAGCCTGGTCGGCATGGTCATAGTCCGAAATCCCTGTCGTTGCCCTGTGCGCGGATCAGCTCGGCGGCCTGGCGGTCGGTGTCGCGGCCCAGCAGTTCGGCGCGAAACTCCGTGTAGGTCAGCCGGGGGTTGCCGTCGGCCCACCATCGTTTCAGGTCCTCGCTTGCCCACTTGCGGGCACGCGCGGCCGGACCGGAGAACAGTTCCACTGCCTTGATGCCGGCGGCCTGCGCCGCCTTGGTGAGCAGGTTCCCGCGTGTGGCGTCCTCGGCGGCGAGTAGCTGCGTGCGGACCCATTCGTCGTACATGCGCCGGGCGGTCTGGTCGCGGGTTTCCCCGGCCCGCCGGTCGGCGTCCAGCGCGGCGGCGCGTTGCTGGCGGGCCAGCTCTGCCGGGTCGTGCTGGTACACCTCGGCGTACGCGTCGAGGTAGTCCCAGCCCCGGGCGACCAGGTCGTCAACGCGCCGTTGTTCCTCGGTCAGTTCCGCGTCGTCGTCGTCCAGCAGCGGAGCGGACGAGGTGGCGGCGGCCTGGTCGCGGCGGTCGAGTTCCGCCCCGATCGCGGCGACGGTGTCGGCCCGGTGCGGGTGGGCGTTCCACAGCCGGTACAGCTCATCCTCGGCCAGTTCCGCCAGGTCGACCCCGTCGAGCGGATCGGATTCCGCCGGCGGTGGCGGGGCGGCGGCTTCCTCCCGCCGGGCCATCTCGGCGTCGAGCGCCCACAGCGCCGATTCCGGCGGATCGTCCTGGGCGGACACTTCCCCGAACAGGTCGAACAGTTCCTCGTCGGACAGTTCCGCCAGGTCAATGCCGCCCAGCGGGTCCGGTTCCGGTTCCGCCCAGTCAGCGCGGCCACCTTCCGGTTCCGCCTCCGTGCCTGCTTCCGCTTCCGGTTCCGTCGGCCGCTGGGGGGTCGGTTCCGGTTCCGGGTCGCGTGTCGCTGCGGTTCCGGTTCCGTCCGGGGCACGGTCGATGCCGGTTCCGGTCGGTGTTCCGGTTCCGCGCTGGGCGTCCACGGCCCGACGGAACGCGCGGCGGGCTTCCTCCCCGGACAGTCCGGCGGTCGCTTCCTCCCACAGCCGCGCCCAGTTCCGCCCATCGCCGGGCCAGTCCGCGTCGCGGGAGTAGATCGGTTCCGCTGTGCAGCCGCACCCGTCGTGCCACGGTTGCCCGCCGGTTCTGTCGAGGAACAGGGCGGTGTCGCGGGTCTTGTAGACCGGTCCCCGGCTGGCGGCCATCGCGCACAGCCAGCACGGGTTAGCATCGGTCACCCGCGCCCAGCCGAGCGCGACCGGGTCGGCGGCGATCGTGGCCCGCATGGTGGCGCGTCCGCCGTCGAGGACGTGACGGGCGGCGGCGGCTTCCGCGCGCACGGCGGCGACCCGCGCCGCCTCCGGCACCGGGACGCCGTGCCCGGACAGGCGTTTGATCGTGACCGGTCCGGTGACCAGCAGCGAGGTCCGCAGCGCCGCCGGGTCCGGCCCGCCGTCCACCACCAGGCGCAGCGGCGGCGCCTGGTCGGTGTCGAGCGCGGCCAGTTCGGCGCCACGGTGCGCCGTGTAGTAACCGGCGGTTGTCGTCGCTGAGGTGCGGCGCCATCCGCTGACGAGCTGCTCGACCACGGCCAGCCATGCCGCCGTTGTGGGGTCGAGCTGGAAGGGGTCGAGCAGGCGCCAGGCGGTGAGGAAGTCCACGCCGAACGCGGCGCGGATGTTGGCCTGGTCGCGGCGGTGCTTGGTGGTGAGCGCGGCGCCGGTGGTGGAGATCGGCACCGGCGCTCACCTCCGCTACGTGGGGGTGGCTTGCCGGTCGACGGTGTCGGCCAGGCGGCGCATCGGGTCGGCGGCCTGCTCGGCTTGCCGGAGCCGGCGCCATTCCGCGAGGTCGGTGGCGGTCACGCCGGGGATGCGCTGCCACAGCGCCTCCACCGGCACGCCGAGCATGGTGGCGATCTTGCCGAGGGCGTCGGCGACCTGCGCAAGCGAACGGGCCTCCACGTCACGCCAGGCGACCTGTGCGGAGCGGTCCCGGGCGCCGTCGGTGTCCCCGCCGAGGTAGGCGGCCAGCCGCAACGACTGCTCCCACGCCTCTCCGAAAATGTGCTCACACTCCACGCGCTTGCGGGTCTGCCCGTCGCGGGCGGCGGTCAACGCGTCGGCGGACAGGTTGGCGAGTTGCCCGAGGAGGTCTTGTGGCGGGGTCTGCGAGATCACGGCCATGTGCCGCATCCCGGCGTCGGCCGAGTCCAGCAGGGGCCGCAGGTCGGTTTCATCGAGCTGCCCGAAGCGGGTATCCGGGTCGGCGGCCATCAGGAACCGGCGCTGGTCAACCGCGAGGGGTTTGGGGTTGCCGTTGGCGTCGAGCTGCGGCGCCATCCCGGAGACGTGCCGGACCTTGAAGCTGCCGAACGTCTGCGCGACCAGCAGATCAAAGACGGTTTGATTGATCCGGTCCTGTACCGGGATCAGCGGCTCCACCTGTCCCGGGGCGCGGCCTTCCAAGTCGGGCACGTCGCGGAACGCCACCACCGGGCACAACCCGATGTCGTGCCGGCGGGTTTCGATGTACTCCGGGCGGTCGCCGGACGCGTCAACCGACAGGAAGTACACGGCCGTGTCGTCATACAGGCGCAGCAGTAGGCGCCGGTCGGAGCCAACCTGTGACGGGTCCACCCGCAAAGCGAACTGGGGCCAGTCATCGGCGGTCACGTCGTCATACACGGCGAACATCCGCCGAGGTGACACCCCCCGGATGACCGGCAGCCGGGCGCCCAGGTCGTCCACCCCGGCGGTCACCGTGACGTACGCGGTGCCGTAGGACAGCGCCGCCCGGTGGATCGCGGACTGCCGGGCGTCAAGGCCGTTGGCCTGCCACCACTGCCACGCCTGCGCCTGGTCGCCACCGTCGGAGCGCCGGTAACCCTCCACGTACAGGGCTTGGGCCACGCCGTTGACGACCAGGGGTAGCAGGTTGGTCCGCGCCCGCTTGGCGAGCAGCTTGTACTCGGTGCTGGCCGACCGGGGCATGTACGGGCCATCGTGCTCGTTGCTCAGGTACCGGTCGATCTTGTCCAGCCGGTCCAACTCCGCGCGGTACATCGGCAGGATGCGGGCGGCGGTGTCGACGGCGTCGCGCTGGTTGAGCAACAGGTCACCCCCTCCGGTTCATGAGCGAGGTGCCCGGACGGGGTTGTGGTTACGGCGGTCTAACTGGGCGGGTTACTCACCTGGGTCATGGGAGTCGTAGCGCCATCGTTCGTCAGTGTCCCGTTCCCGTTGGTCCGCGTCTCCCTTTCGCTGATCATCTAGTTGATCGTGCGTGTCGATCGGCTCCTCGCGCTGGGCGGTCGAGCCGTCGGGGCGCTCTGGTGGGCCATCTTGGGCTGGCGAGTCGCTGCCTTGCTGACCTGGTCCGGACCGTCCGTTATGGGAGTTGTTGTGGGTTGCCATCACCAGTCGGACTTTATGACTCCCTGGTGGACGGTAGTTGGACGGATGGTTAACAGCGGGCTTCCAGATAGATGCCTGGCCATGGAAGGCAGGCCGCGACCCCTGTGGTACTCAGAACGCCCAAACCTGTCCGGTACGGGCGTCATTGTTAGCGATGCCGGCGGCGAGGGCGTCTTGGCGTGCCATCCGGGCGAGGCACCCTGCGGCCAATCCGTCGCACTTCAGCGGGCTTTCGCGGTGCGGCTTGCCGAAGGACACGCCCCACCGGTTCGGCCGGCGCCGCGCGTTGAGCACATGGCGGCGCAGCACCGGGTGCCCGGTGTGCTTGAGGGTGCCGTCGAGGATCGCGGCGTGCGTGGCCTCGGCGCCGCGCCGGGTGAATTCCGAGGTGCGGGCGCGCATGTCCCACCCGACCAGCGACCGGGGCGACGCCTTGACCTTGAGCCGGTCGCGGTAGCGCACCGACCACACGTCGATGTAGGACTCCCAGCCGGCCACGTCGCCGTAGAACGCCACCACCTGGTACGTGCCGAAGACGTGTTCCACGGTGCCGTCGACCTGGTCGCGGTTGACTTCCCAGCCGTCCCCGGCGGGGCCGGTCGGGCGTTCCCACACCCCGGCCAGGTCGAGCAACCCGTCAGACAGCCGGCAGATCACCAACGCCGTCGCGTCGTCGGTGCGGCTGAAGTCTCCGCCGAGCGCGACCACGTCGCCCGGGGCGAACTGGTCGGCCACGGCGCAGGCCTCCCACTCCGGGCCGGTGGTCCACGCGTCCTCGCTGGCGGTGATCTGGTTCAGGTAGAACCGCCGGGACTCCGACGCGGGGGTGTTCGGGTCGTAGATGTCATCGGCCAGGCGGTCCAGGTTCGCCCAGGTCGCATCGCCGTACGCGGCGACCAGGCCGGCGCGCAGGCTGGCCGGGTCTTTCAGGTCGGTTTCCGGTGGCGCTTCGCGGGAGTCGTACAGCAGGCCCCGGCCTCGGGTGCGGCCCTCGACCATCGCTAGGTGCGCCTCGTAGGACTGCTCGGCGACGGAGTTCAACCCGGGTTCGTGCGCGTTGGTGATCTCGACCATGCGGGCCGAGCCGTCGCGGGACTTGGCCAGGTTGCGCCGCGCCACCCGGGCCATCTCGTGACCGTCGTTGTTGGCCAACCAGTGCTGTGTCTCGTTGGCGATGAACAGCGACGGGCGGGCGCCCTCCAACGCCAGCGGCGAGGAGGTCACCGACTGGATTTGACCACCGACCCGGCTATAGATGATCTCTTTGCCCAGGTCGATGCCGTGGTCATCGAACGCGGCCGGGGCCAGCATCCCGGGAATGAGCGTCATCGTGTTGCGGGTCTGCGTCAGGTTCACGGCGGCGAGTTGCACCCACGGGTTCGGGTGGCCGATGGCGACCGGCTGCCCGGCGGCGTCGAAGCCACCGAAGCGGCATGGGCCGATGAACTCGATGCACACCAGCGCGGCGGCGAACGCGTCTTTACCCCATCCCTTGCTGCGGCGGATGACAGCGCGGCGGTAAACGAACCGGCCGAGCGGGTCGACCGCGTACCACCACAGCAGGATGTGCACCTGTTCCGGGGTGAACCGCCACGGCGTACCGGCGTCCGGGCCGTCCGGCTGGCGCAGGTACTCCACCGTCCATTCCAGAATGGCCCACCCGAGGGTGCGTTCCGGTAGCCCGACCGGTCCGGTGACCACCGCGCCCAGGGCGTCACGACGCGCCGACGCCACGGCGGTACTCATCCATCACGGCGACCTTGGCCGCCTGCGCGGCGTCGACCTCGGCGGTCGTGGTCCGGTCGATCTCCATACGGACCCGACGCCGGGACGCCTCGGTGGTCAGCAGGTCGCCCATCGCGGACCAGATGGCGGCGAGCATCTGCGCGGACACCCGCCCGGCGTGCAGGTGCCGGGTCAGGTCGTAGGCGACCAGCCGGGCGGCCTGCCAGTCCGACGGCTCGAAGAACCGCGCCTGTCCCGACCGGGCAAGGGAGTCGTACCAGTCTTGCGCGATCGGGTGCGCCGGGAAGGCCAGCAGCGGAGCCACAACCGGAGTACCCGCTGCAACTCGGGTGATCGGGTCGTCGCCGTTGCGGCGCCGCCGCTGGTCTGCCCGCTTGGGTACGGGTCCGCGCTCGCCCATGCTGCCCTCCCGGTGTTCGGCGCCCGGGGCGCGGTTACGGTCGGTGAAGGGTCACGGGGCCGAAACCCGTACAAGATCAGCGGTGCTATGACGTTCCGGTGGTGGAAGGGTCGGCCGGGGGGTCATCCCCCACCCCCGATGCCTCACTGTGCGTGACCGGATCGGGTGGGGTGGCACGTTGCCGGCGCTTACGGCGTGGCGGGTTGGGGTCGGGGTCGACCAGGTCGACGTACTCGCGTTCGGCCAACCACCGGGCGCTGCCGTCGTCCAGATCGACAACGGCGCCGG